TGTTGTGCTAGTATTTGTAATAGTTAAATAACGGAGTTAATGAGATGACAACAACAAAATCAGACGGCTCTACCGCGTCATATTATGAGCTGCCAGAAGGCGCGAAAGAGTTACAGGACTTAATTAGTCACCGTGATATGAATAGCCAGGTTGGTGAAATCTTCCGCGCTTGTTATCGTTACGGATTAGTTGAGCACAGTGACAAATTACGCGATGCAAAGAAGATCAAATTCTATTCCGAGGCTGAAATTAAGCGACTTGAAAAACTGCAAGGAAGCAAATAATGGACCAAGAAATCTGGCATGATGACTTGTATGCAACGCGAGAAAAACCGGTAAAGCCGCGTCAACGCAAACACAAATCATGCGTTAAATTTGCAAGCGAAAACAAAATGACAGTAAACGCTTTTGCTGATGCTGACAAAAAAGAGCTTGGCAGTAAACTTGAAAAAGCAATGCGTCTTGAACGGTTGCTTGATAATGCAAGCGAAGATTTTGGCAACAACGCAATGCATGTGGCGGAGCTATACAAGCAAGCGAGTGCAGAGTGTAAATGGCAAAAGTTAAAAGATTTCTGCGACACACGAAGAAAGTTAAACGCGAACAAGGCGACAATTTGGCGGAGAGAAAATAATGCCTAAAACAACCCCACTAGAATGCTACAAGCAGCACTACACACAAACAACGCGCATGATATTAGCGCGATGCAGCAACGATGAAGACAAGCTAATGCAATCACATGAGTTAATCGAGCAAGCGCTAGAAATCGAGCTGGAGCGCGTTAGAGAGTCAATGCGTGAGTTGATTAATCGTAACGGATGGAATAAATGACATGGGAACCAAACGAAAAGAAGTTAACTTCACAAAGCAAGAATTACAGGATTACTGCGCCGGTAAAATCACTATGTTCACACTAGCTGATAAACACGGTGTTAGCAAAGATACAATCAGTGCGCGGTTGTCGGACTTAAATAGCGATGACATCAATGCCGCAATGAAGCGCAACCGCGATAAGTCAAATGTGAAAATGACAGATGCAATTCTTGCATTAATCATCGATGACTATGAAGACGGTGTGAAAATGGAAGATATCGTCGATAAGTACCACATGACAGCGCCGACAATTAATAAGTACCTTCGCCTGCAGGGTATTCCAGTGCGTAATCGACAACCAAAAAGCAATCTACAAGTATTAACTAAATATCGTGACGCATCAAAAGTGCGAATACCGAAAACACAATTCACTATTCCGCATCGAATGATGACAGTAAGCATGAGGCGGAAACAATGCAGCGTGTAGAATGTGCAATTCAACAATACGCCGACTTGTTTTGCAATGGCTGTTATAATACCGCTATCAGGATGCTAAAGGAGTGCGGATTTGATGTATAGCCAATGGTGTGAGCGTATGCAACAGCAAGCGATAGACGTCACAGAAGCATATAACTACTTTCGGTTAATGCAGTTTTGGTTAGAGCGCGGATTATAGCGCTCTTTTTTATTTGGAGAATAAGCATGGATAAAACAACATTTTTAAGATCGCTGATTGGTGAAGAGGTAGTATTCACAATGCCGCGCTTCCGCATTACAAAAGAAGCACCAAAGCACGGCGTTATCACTGGCGCTGACTCGGCTTTTGTTTATATCGATACCGAGCCGTATTGTATTGATTTGGTGGAGATTGAGTGATGAAATTCAAAAAAGGAGGACTCCTAGATAAGGTTATCCCTCGATTTATAACGGAAGAGGTGGCGCTAAGGTTATCTGATGATGGCGTCTACGAAATAATATGCGTAATGGAAGATGTAACAACACAAGATAAAATTGACGCATCTTGCTTTTTTAGGTCGTTTAATTTTTTTGGTGGCGGATTGTTTCCTAAGCCAATTGATTCAACGTTTAAGATTTTAAGTGGAGATTGAGTGATGGCGGTAAAAAACAAAATAATCGCCGGAAGCCTAACCGCGGCACTGGCAACGGCATTCATTCAATACCACGAAGGCACAAAAAACTATGTTTATGTTGACCCTGTCGGCATAAAAACTTGGTGCGCCGGGGAAACCAAAATAACACTTGGAAAGCCAATTATTGTAGGTAAAACATATTTCAGCGATGAAGAGTGTGCGCAAATACTTGAGCAATCATTGCAGCAATATAATAAGCCGCTCGAAACACTTTCTTACGAGTTGGATCGCGGGCCACATATCGCATTCTTAGATTTCACGCTAAACTCTGGAGAATCTTCATTTAACAAATCTGGCATGATGCGCAACTTGAGAGTAAATGATGTTAAATCTGCTTGTGATTACTTGTTAAAATACAAATACGCACAAGGTTATGATTGCTCAAAATCAAGTAAGTGCAAAGGCGTGTGGCAGCGCAGATTTGATGAGTGGCAAGTTTGCACCAAGAAAATAACTGTTGAAGAATTTCTTCTTCGTGTTGGGAAATTACCAAAGGAGTATGCAGATGCTTTCGAAGATTAAAAACTGGTTCAACGCGCACTTGCTTGACGACTGGAAGCAATGCTACAAGTGGTACACGATGCACGCGGCCGCAATTGGCATAGCGTTAACATGTGTAGATGAGAAATTTGGAGAAACAATGCCAAGATGGCTGTATGGCGTTGTTTTCTTTTTTATAATGGTTGTACGAGTAAAATCTCAAGGTGATAAATCATGAGCAAATATATTTACTTTTCCGCTGGACTCGCTTTTCTTGTTTTGCTTCTTGTGGCAAAAACGCTTTACTCAGAAAACCAGCAGATCAAAGAAGAAAAAACAAAACTAGAGCAATATCTCACTGCTGCGCAATCAAAAAATGCATCACTCAATGAAACAATCTCAAAGCAAGCTGAAACACAGAAAAGCATTGATGATACCCAGCAAGCAATCAGAGATATGCACGAACAAATATCAACTGAATTGCAAAATACAAAATACGCAATCAAGAATCAGATAAAAGGACTGCCATGCTATGACAAAACTATTCCTGCTGATGCTATTGATGCTATCTGCATCATGCAGCCATCAAACTCAGCCTGTCACGCTAACAATTACAAAAGTAAAAGTGGTAACAGTACCGGCGTCAATGCTACCAAGGCCAAAGCAGATTGAATCAAGTGATTTAAAGTTTGGGTCGTGCGTTGATGAATTGGTTCCAGCTCTACGTTCTGAAATAACGGAATCTAACAAGCAATCAGACGAGATAATTAAGTGGCAACAAAAAGAAATTAAGCGATATGAAGAAGAAAAAGCCCCGTAATGGGGCTTTATTTTACACTATCAATGTCGAAGATACCGCACCGTCTAGCTTTTTCCATATGCAGTACAAATGACCGCTAGACTCGCTGAACATGTACTGCCCCGGTTGCAACCACGTCCCACTAGCCGTACTGTCTGCTGCTGACAATAACGCGACGCCCCCACCATCGCCCGAGGCCATAATACCTTTTACTTCAACCCCATTTTTAACACCCTTTAACCAAGCCGCACCAGACTCGGCTCCCGACACACCGGAATAAACATCGCCACCAACATATCCTACTGGGTTAGCTAACCCATCCATACGCGGATTAAAGCCTATTTTTGTAGAATTATCGGAATAGCTTCTATGTCCGACAACGCAATCCGTTTCTGAAGTAACGACTCCTTTAACGAGCATTTTACCAACACTGGATGGAAATATCAGGGTGGTTTTTATATCTGAGACGAAGCATGACGGGGCATATAAACCATAACCATGTGTAACCCCTGATGAATCTTCAATAATAACACGGACTCCATCAATATCATTGACATCACCTATCAAAATTTGGTGTTCTCCAGTTTCCGCATTACTTAGATTGCAATTTATAGCTGCTATATCTTTGAAAGACTGATACTTTCCGATATTTTTTATACCAGTTATTAAGCAGTTTTCAGCAGATATGCTCTCATAATCATTAAATCTACCATCGCCCCAAACACCACACTGAGAGCAACCGTGGGATTGAATGTTAGAGATAGCATGTTTCGTTGGAAGTTGATGATAAGGAAACTGAGCTAGCGTGTAGTCTGAGACCCGCTCAACTGGTGTATCACCATAATCTGAACAAAAATCCACTCCGTCATAAAATGTTTGATACGGATAAATGGAGTCAAAAGTTAACTCGTAGTTTCTAGCTGAAAGCCCATTCAACTCACCTTGCCAAGTTTTTACGCCGGATTCCCCGTTTCTATACGGCACATAATCGCCCCATACGCCGCCAGATTTACCTTTGTTACGTAGAAAGACAACACCTGAGAATGACCCATACTTAACGCTCCCGCCGATAACCTTGTTACCATAACCCCAAGCCGTTGAGTTAGTATTGTTAAATACAATTGACCCTAGCACGCCTTTACCGCCTACGAAGCTTTCTGGACGTTCAACTACACAATCATTACAGCCATAGAACTCAATAAGAGCAAATCTTCCTGACGGGTTGCTTATAGTTACGCCGTTAGATGTATATATTTCAAGTTTCGGTGATATATTTTGATTTTGTTGCTGCGTTGTGAGACTGGACCAGATGTCATTGTCATTACCAGATGGCTGATAGTATCCTTCTAAATTAGTTTGCGTAAGCGTGGCAAGCGTTGCCGAGCCTTTTGCAAGCCAATTACCGCTGGAATCCCATCGGGTTATTACCCATGGTGCGGTGATATTTTTCAATGACGGTTTGTCAATCACGCTATCACGAGAAAGATTTCTAAGGCGAAGGCATGTAGTGTCAGATAAAAAACTAAAGCCATGACAGTACAACACCAGTTTTTCACCAGTGAAATCAATATCAATAATGGTCGAAATGGTCACATCTGATGTAAGCCTAATGGGTTTACCAGTTGTTTTAGCGTAATTTAGTAGTGAAGAAAGTGCTAAGGAATCACTACCATAGTAGCTTAATGGACGGATAGCATTTAAGTCTTCAGATATTGATAATGCTCCGTTTTTTGACATACCAGAAGTTAAAAATTCACCGGAAGCTATTTCACCTCTAAGCATCAAATCAGTCTTGTCTTTCCACGCGCCAACACCAGTACCGCCAGCTGTTGCAGGAGTTGAGCCAGCTGGGACAACGTACCCGCCATCTGGAATCACACCACCCCATGCATAAAATACATGTGACACCTCATCATAAAGCGTCTGATTTCTTGCTGTGATTGTCTCCCCTGTTTGAAATGAACCAGCCAAAGGCTGAAAGCCCATATCTATTAAAATTTGCTGAAATACACGCCTGGTTACACCTAGCCGGTCGGTGGTTGTTCCTTCTGTTTTTGTAACTAATGTGTCTAAAGTTTGCGCATTATCGGCCATATCTTCCAGTGCGGTGGATGGAACTGGATTTCCTGTTTCGTACATATAAAAGCCTCTTTATTGATTTAACTGCATTATATCACGGCGTTAACCGTAAACGCGCTCATCGTAGTTTTGAAGCTCGATGTTAATTGTGCCGTCAGAGTTTGGTTCTTTCTTTGTCATTAAAAATAAGTTTGATGATTTCTCAACTAGCTTACTGATTATGTAGCGCGATCCAATGCGGATGTCGTCTCCGTTTGCAATGAATGATCCGTCTAATGCATTGGCGACAGTGAATGAATTACGAGTCCATGATATTACGGTTTCCCACCCATCAGTATCTGCTGCGCCAGATGAATTGTTGCAGATAGCTGAATATGTTATGCCATCTTTAAGCTCAATAACTGCGCTTGTTGTATAAGTCACTGAGCCGTCATCATTGACGATTATCGAAATTATCTCGCCGTTGAACATGTATTCATTTGCATAGTCAACGTAGCGAACCAAACTTCCATGGCGAGGAATAAACCCCTCATTAAAAGTGTCAAATTGCACAGTTAGATTGCGATAAATAAATCGGCGCATTTCATAATAAGCGCGGTCATATGCTTGAGTAGAATTACAGCATCCCGTGAATTCAATCTCGTTTGGATGTGCTGATTGCCCTTCAATGATATTCCCATCCTCATCCAGTGTTAAATAGATGTAGCGTTTCTTATTTTTTGATTCAACGTCAACCCACTGTAGCTTAATTCCCGTAACTTGCTCTGAAATTAGGAAACCATAAGTATGACTGAATCCGTCTGATGCTATGTTATTCCCATCGAACTGAGCTACGACAACACTTTGCGGCTCATCGCGAACAAAATAATATCCATCACCATCCTCAGACACTTCACAGCGCATCAAATTAGCTAGTGTTACGATTCTATCCCCTAATGACTGGTCTTTATTATCAAATGTTACAGAGCAGCGAACAAGTTCTGGATTTTGCGCGTAAAGTGCATCATGTATTTCATAAAGTCCAACAACATCAATTCCTTCAACTTTATTACCACCAATTACAATCCAATTGTGAAGTATTGCATCGGCGCAAAATTGACTTGCTCGCATATCGGACGGTATTTCTGTTTTAGTTGTTGCATTCCATCCGCGCACTGTAGAGCCATCCCACCAAATCATTTTGCGGCTAGCCATGACATTGAATTTCATTTCAGTGCCAGCGGTTTGGTTATTCGCTGTTGTCTTGATTATCCACAGCGTATCGTCTGGATGAACTACGTTAACACGCTTGTTCATTGCTGATATTTTTTCAACTTTAACCGCGCTGTAATCACTTGAGTTGTTAGTTCTTCTGGCTCTAACTTTGTAATAAGATTCGGTAAGTGATGGAATTTTATAAGTAAATGACCAGTCATCATATGTGTCTTTACTATAGGATACGGTTAGAGTGACTACCGCGCCTGTGGCGTTACCATCTGAATCACATGTAGCATATTCTATGGCTATTATTGCAGTTCCCTTTAACCCCTGCTGAAACACAAAATTAAGCCATAGCTCTGTGCATGTAACGTTTGATGTATACCAGCCCGCCCACGTTGCTTCGACTTGATACAGACCAACAGCTCCAATGTAATTCCTATCAGTATGCTGCCCAGTGAACGATGTAGCGGTAACAGTGAATCTGTCCAGCAGTGAATCATATGAAATCGTGTTTGATTGACTAAAATATGTTGTTGCTGTTGTAACGTAAATGTAAGTTGGGTTACCAAGAGAGTCGTTACCATCAAACGTATAAACCTCTCGATTGTAATTAAATCGCAACCCTATTCCGGTGATTTCATCCGTGCCAGTATCTCTTGCTAGCCACCACGCCCCAAGCTGTCCACCGCCACCTAAATCTGGACTAACTCCAGCCGTAGGGTTTGCATAAGCAACTGTAAACGTCTGCGATACTGCGCTAGATGAAATAGAATATGGAGTAGCTGTATAAAGCGGGTCTCCCGTAACATACGCAATCTCATTTGGACCAAGCAGTTCTTGCCCAGCCGAGTCTATTTCGCTGAATGAATTCTGCTCATAGATTAGCGGTATTGTTGCGCTAGCTTGATAAAATGTGTGCTCAGAATTGGCGAAATTCGCTACATTACTATCTGAATAGCGTGGTTTTGTTAGCTCGTAATAACCAAGTCCAACGTTTAAATAGTGCGTAAGCACCTTACGGTTATTGCTGTTATATTCTTCAACCGCCTCAGAAATTATGTCTGGATATGCCCGCACAATGCCGTAGATGTCTGGGCGCTGCTCATAAAGACGGGCAGCGTTTGACTGTCCTGTAAAGCTGGAGTTTGGTGATTGAGTTCCGCTGGTTGATGACATTTTTTTCTTGGTAAGCATCATCACTGCCATTGATGAAGCTAACGCAATACCAGCAATGATTAAGCCAATTTTCCACGCCGCCATGCCTTCTAGTTGAGGCCTGATTTTAATAACTAACGCATCACCATCTTTCGGGTAAGCATTAAACAAAAAATCGTCATTGCTGATTTTCTTTCCATTGAAATACAGCTCGGTAAATTTTGGATCGAACTGACCAGCTTGTGCAATAACTTGTTCAACCCATGTTTTTGTCGTGCTGATTTCATATCGCTTTTGTCGTGCAATGCCATCAATAATTAATAGCGCTTTACCTTTGTTTTTCATGTACTCAACTAGCGCGGTGCTTGTCATCCGATATACTCATAAAATTGCATGTCTGGATACAATTTTAACATAGCAGCGAGCCTGTCGCACCGTGTGGCACCGTGTACAGTGTTGTTCTTACAATGCAGGATGAATTTGCCATTTCCAACCACTACGCCAACATGGCAAGGCTCGTGTGTTAATTTATCAAAGCACATGAATGCAACACCTTGTTTTGCTGTTACGGGCTTCCAGTGTTGTACTTCTTGCAGGTATCCTTGCAGAAAGTTTGCATCGTAGTCGTTGCAAAGATCAATTCCGAAAACGTCTTTATAGTAGCGCACAACCAGCGCCCAGCAGTCTATTCCTTGTCTTGAGTTTCCGCGCTCAAGCCATGGGGTGCCAACCCAATGCAATATAAATTCTTGTTCTGTCATAGTGAAGTCCTTATGTATTCTGTAGGCCCGGCCACTCGTCAATCTCATACAGCCTAGCGACTGAGCGCGTCATCTGGTTTAGCTTTTGCGCCTTAATTGTCACTGAATCAATCGACATTGATACTCCTTCGTTACTTATATTTAGCTCATAACCGAACATTAAAGTTCCGCTATTTTTCTCCGACCAGTGTTGAAATGTGGCGGTTACAGGTTCAACCATTCTTTTCCAAGGTGGAATTGATTTAATAAGTTGCTCAATTTCATCGCCAACCAGTGCCCGGGCCATATCAACAGTTACCTCTGGCGTAGTTTCACCATCAACAACCGGATAGGTTATCTCCCCATAGCATGGTAAGTATTGATTTCCGTTAAGCATAACAGGGTCGTATTGATTGAAAACAACATAAACCGGAGAGAACGAGCTATGACTTATCATCATAGTGTCGAACTCCATGATAGGGTTTGCTGTTGTCCAGATTGTGGCGTTTGAGGTCATTTTCGCACCCTAAATAATCGGCAAATATTCATTAATAATCGAATCAAATAACCCTGCTTGCGTGTAGTAATCAGATTGCAGTAAGTCATAATGATCAAAGTAAACCTGAGGAATTGGCAGTGCCCTAACAATGCCGGATGCCGTGTAACTGTAAACAGTAGACCCCTCTGTCGTGCATGGAACAAGGCTATCTGGTAACAACTGTACTGCGTGGTCAATCAATCCAAATTCAGTATTCAGTTTTACTGTAAATGTGTTTCTACCTTGGTTTAGACCATTTGGATTATAAAACCACGCCGTAAAGCGTTGCGCCCCAAGTCGTGACATTCTCCACGCGATATCGTATTGCACTGGCGCGTCACTGGATGTTTTTTTGATGCGTACAGGGCCTGATAGTGGCTGATATGCGCGAAACGTAGCCGCCTGCGAGCGGCTCGTTTCAGTCAATAATGGCAGTGGTACGTTTTCAGGATAGGCGACTATTGCCATTATCTAGCCCTCGATTGCAGGTTTGTTGTCCGGTTGAATGCTGAGTAAATTCTACCACGCTTCTCGCTTATTGACTTGCTCACGGTCTGCTCAACAAGTATGCGCATTTGTTTTCCATCTGCGCTGGTATTGTGAGAAACGCTTGCGCCGGATGTATTAACGATACTGACGTTTTGGCTGAATCCACCTCCGCCACCTAGGTCTTTAAGTGGCGTAACATTACCTCCATCGCCAGAAATTCCGAACATTCCAGCGCTGGTTTTCCATACTTCCGGCGTGTTGTTTTCACCAAGTCGATAAACACTACCAGCATTTGTTCCTCCACCAAACTGACGAGCACCGGCCAGCGCTAACATCTGTGATGATGCAACGCCAGCTTGTAGTGATGCCAATCCTGTAGCTGACGCACCGCCCATAGTTGCAGTGTTAGCCAAAAATGCTGGTGTTGCATATGCAGATGATATTGCCGCTCCTGTTGCGCTTGCAGTTGCCACGCTGGTAGCTGCGGCAGCTTGTCCAACCATCTGATTTTTCAGCGCCTCAATACCCATGCTAACCAACGCCCCAACCGCCTGATTCAGAATGATGTTAGCGAAATTCTGCATCGCCTCGGTTGCGGTCATAGTACCAGATGCTAACCCTGCAATTGTGGTTGTTGCAGACTGCCCAAGCGCGTCAAGCCCGTCCATCAAGAATGTATTCCACTCGGACTGCGCTTTGTAGTCTTCAATTGCTGCCGCTTGTTTGTCCTTGCGGTATTTCTCTTCTAACTTACTTTTTGTTTTCTGGTATCTCGCATCACTAGCGCCTGCCATTTTGTGGTAGTTGTTAAGTGCTTTGATGTCATCCTTGTATTGCGAGTCAACGTTTTCGCCTTTTGTGCTTACTTTACTTTCAACGGTGGTAAATTTATTTGTTGTTTCCTTGTCTTGGGCCTGCTTTTTCTTTAGCTTATCAATGGCATCTGTTTCTTCATGAATTTTCAGAATGTTACGCGCTTGCGCTTCGATTTGCTCTTTTGTTGCTGCTGCGCCTAATTGGCGTTGCGCTTCAAGTCTTGCTGACTCAATTGTGAATCGGCTTGTTGCTGTTGAGTTCTCGTCAATACCTTTTTTCAGATTGTTGTATTCAATGCTAAGTTGAGTTGCTTTGCTTGATGAATCTTCTAATTGATTTGCAACTTGTTTTTGTGCTGACAAATCTTTTTTTGTTGCTGATTCTGATTTTTTTACTGAATCAACGGCGGCTCTTTGCGCTTCAATCTTGTCATAAGCGCCATTTATTGCATCTATGTTTTGTTTTTTCTCTTCCTCGCTTAATTTGCTAGCATTAACTGCGGCTACAGCTCTTATTCTGTCCTGTTGCTTTATGTTTGTTCCAACTGTTTTTGCTACATCAGCCTCGAATTGAGCATTGGCAACCAGTTTTTTAATTGCTGCGGCCTGTCCATCTAACTCCAGATTTGATTGAGCTATTGCATTCTTAATGTTTTTAGCTGCATTTTTCAGCGCATTTAGTTTATCTGTAGCATCGCCAGCCGATATCGCTGCATCAGCTATCAAAGATGCAAACTTAATTAATTCTGGTGACGCATTCGACTGAGATGAGCGAACAGCCTCTACTGTAGACGCTAATTTTTCCATTGATGCTGCTGATGGGTCTGCATTTAATTGCCCAATGGCGCGAATGAAATCAAGTGATTGTTCGGTTGTAATGCCAAGCTTACCACT